AGCTCGTTTCTAATTCCTTGTATATCTAGTGGCCGACCCAATCCACCTCTGTTTTTTAAAAATTGTTGGTATTCATCTTCCGTATCATCTTCACCAAATAAAAAAGGTGCTGCTACTAATCCTGCTGATGCAGCTAAAGCGAGTTGATCTTTACCTTCCATATCAGACAAAAAACTAGCTCCTGGGAACTTACTAAAGCTAAAACCACTCTCAGCTAAACTTTTAGTTCTCATGAGATCTTGAAAACTACCACCACCTAATTTAAATGCACCAGCCCCCACTAACGCAGCTTTACCTATTGGTGACTTAGCTATTTTTTTAACACTACGTGTAATTTTTTTAACAAGTTTACCTAAACCATACATTTGTCTATTTGTTTCAAGATCCATGATCCCACCTACAGCAGCAAAGGATCTTGGTCCACCTAATAAATTTCTTTGTTGTATTGCCAATTGAACAGGGCTTAATTCATCTTCAATTACATCTTGTTGAAAAGGTGTAAATCTTTGCGCCATCATCATACCTCTGTTATCTTGTCCATTTCCTCCATCTCCATTGTCATCATCATCAATAGTAATATTAGATTTTGTTGAACCATAACCCATTGCTTTTTGATCGACTAGTTTATTAAATGCTAAACCACCAAAGGGGATAACTGAACTTATTATACCAGAAAGAAATCTATTACCAAATCTTGTACTAGGTGATATTTCTGCTATAGCTCTTTTTCTTTGTTTTTCTAGAGCTTCTCTCATTCTTTTATCATTTATTCCACGTGTAACAGCATCTTGAAAAGATGCGCTATCAAAATCACCACCAACATTCCCAGTTCCGGCATCGCTCGTGTCTCTACCTGCATCTCTACCTGCATCTCTATCAGAAGCAGCTGCAGCTTCACCACGATACCCAGGTCTTTTCTTACCCTCCATTGGTGGGTTTACAAGCTGTTTGAATTGTTGCGCGTTTGTTATGGCCATCGTTCTATCTTATTTTGTTTTTCCTAATAAATCAAGGCTAGGCATAATGACATTTACGTCTTGAGCCATATCCTCTTGTTTGTAACCTTTAGCTTCCCAGTCTTTTCTTTCCTTAAAAAGTTCTCCTGTTTGCTTATGTCTGTAAGTTGTTTCTACTTTTGCTGGTTTTAATATTTCCATTATGTTGTTACCTCTCTTGGCTGTATTTCTAATATTGAAGCTATGACGTGCAGCTCATTCGCGTCACCAGCTTGTACTTTAAGTATCTCGCTCTCTTCCATCACAAGAGGTTGAGTTAAAAGTTCTGTTGTAGCATTACCCGATATAGTTTTAGTTTTAAACAAACTAAATACAGCACCACTAGAATCTACTAGTGTAACCGTTATTGTGGTCCCTGATCCAGAGTCATCTGATACTAATATAGATTTAACCACAGCTGTTTTAGCTGATGGCACCGTATATAATGTAGTTAAATTTGTTGTAGTTAAATCTACTTTTTTATTTATAAAACTATTAGCCATTAATTAATAAAGAAGTTAAACGCTTCTATTTCCTGTTTTAATTCCTCTTGATATGTAGAGTTTAATTTTTCTACAATTGCATCAAGATCTCTAACTTGCGCCTCCGCTGTAGGCAAATCGTATTGTTCACTTGGTCTTGTTAATACCTGTACTATTTTTGCCATTACCTACGTCCATCTGGTTGTATATCTAATCTAAATGTCCCTAATTTCCAACTTTGACTAGCACCGGTATTTTCTACTTTTAATGATACTGCTCTTGCTCTAGCTCGAGTATCTATTTTTTTAGTTCCTGAAGTTATATCAAATGGGCCTAATGATGAGCTTGCTTGAGTATCGTTTGGAAAGTCTCTTAAATTTAATGTAATTCTAGTAGATCCTGTTTGAGATATAAAATCAGGTATGAATCTTCTTATCTTCATTATAAATTCACCATCTCCTCTAAGGTCTGCAGATCCTGTAGTTTGACCTCTTTGCACTCTTTGACTAATATCATAATCTCCAGATGATATGTTTGCAGTAATTGCTGTTATTGTTCCATTTCTGTTTTGATCAACTCCTGTTTCATGTTCATAGTAACTTGTTCTACCCTCTGTATTTCCTACGACATCAAAAGATGTATCAGTGGCTGCATCATATTCTAAAGCATGTGGAGTTCCAAATACTGCAGAATCTTTCCACATTGTTCTAGCAAGTGTACCTACCGTCCATACAGGTCTTTTTGGTGATGAGTCAAAATAATTATAAGCAACCATTTTATTAACAACTTGTGATGTTGCTGATGGATAAAACCATATAACTTCACCAAACAAATTATTTAAACCTGCAGATATCATTTGATTACCAGAGTCTATATTTATGTCATTGTAAACGTGATCTTCTACTAAACATGGTAGTGATTCTAATTTACCAGCATATCTAAAGAAGCCATTTTCTGACATCCAGTATGCAGCACCATCAACTTCTACACACGCATTTTGTCCTGTGAGTCCACAGTTAGTTCCAACCTGTGCAAACGCAAATGTAAATGGTTGACCAACAAAACGTTGAGTGAACAATGCAGTATCAGTCCAAACATAAATTGCATCACGACCTCTAATCGCTCCTCTAATCTGTGATCCATCAGCCAGTCTCTGTGTGCCAGCTGTATTAGTTGCTGTTGGTATATATGTGTTTATATCTTCTTGATCTGAAAATCTAATAAACATGTCATCTTGTGTTGCCGCATTGCCAATAGTTGTTTCAGTTCCAAAAAATACTAAGTGACGATCCGGTGTAGATACAACCATGTGTCTTGATGCAGTCGGTGCACCAGATATAATTGTTGCTCTTGTTTCTGTTGCTGCTGATAAAGAAGAGTCCCAAGAAAAAACAGCACCATCATGAATTAAACAAATTGCTTTATCACCAAAATTATCTAATGACCACATACCAGGTTCTAGTACTAAGTCTCCTGATGCAGCTTCACCCCAAGCAATAAAATCTGTTGTGTTTGTTATGGTCGCCCCATCGCTGTGCGCTGCTTTACTTGTATTTCTAACCTCTCTTGTTACACCTGTCAATGTGTTGCCTGTGATACCCGTGTAAGATATTTCCTCTGTGCCTATTTTTATAAAACTAGTTCCAGAGCTAGGAAACTGAGATGCATCAGTTAATACAATTGTAGTTGTTGAATCATTAATTGCACCATTCAATGTTGTTGTTACAGCATTAGACGCTTCACCACCCCAAGAACTAAGACCCCAACCAAAACCTTTTTCTTGCACAGCGGATCCAACCGTATAATAATGTTGAACTCTAATGCCTCCTGATGTGGTTGCACCAGATCCTGATTCTGCTGATGGCATTGTAATAGTTATTGTTTCAGTTGTAGGCACCGTGGTAACCATAAATTTTTTATTATCAAAGTCTGATGCACTAAAATTAGAATTAGTAATACTACTAAAATTATCTAATAAAATAATATCTTGTGGGTTTATACCATGAGCACTAGAAAAAGTTATTGTAACAGATGTTGATCCATTGGTCGTGGTAAATGCACTTGTAAGTGTTGTTGTAGATTTAATAGGATGTATGTCATAAAATACACCACCTGAATATGCATATAAAATTCTATTCGTGCCTATAATAGCATATCTTCTACCTAAACTATTAACAAAATGATGAAGACCTCTACCAGCACCAGTTAATTCATTTTCATTTAAATTACCTAATTGACTCCAGCCTCCCATTTTTTCTGGAATACCATACCTAAATCTAACATTATCACAATCAATCCACTGGCCTTCTGCTTGAGTTGGTGTGATTTGTTTGTTAATACCTGGTTGAAATCCTATTTTCTGTAGCATAGCGCACGATTATACAACAAATATTATAAAAATATAGTCTCTTTTTATCTCCAGTTTATATTGATATTAAACCTAGCTTGTTGATTTGTACAATTAGTGCTTGAGTGAGAGACAGAGGGATCAAACAATAATACACGATTTGCCACTGACTTTATAAATTTTTTACCCACATAGGTGCCACCATTACAAGTGTTAAGAGATAGGATAGCTCCTTCATGTGACATGGGCAAATCCTTGTGAGCTCTGTGTTTTATTATTTTTTCACTCCTTGTATAGCAGTTTACCTTTGCCCTTCTTAAAAATAAAATATTTAATTTATTTAATAATGGATCTATTGTTTTAAAAAAATCACTATTAACAACATTTTGATCGTAAAGAGTATGAACAAAGTAAAAATTTTTAGTATCTTTCTCATCAACAACCGTATTATTAAAATAGTACGGAAAATTATCAGACATAAAAGTTTCTTGTATTTTTTTAAAGTCATTGTCTGGAAGAAAATTATCTATAATCTTCATGCTCTTAAAATTTGTAAGAAATTATCATGCACATAGTCTGCATTAAAATTAAACGATATAATTGTTTTTCTTTTTTTAGTTTGAGAAGGAGGTGCTCTGTGTATGAACATACTTGGAAATATAATAACATCTCCTTGCTTTACATCTATATCGATAATTTTTAAAGATAAAGGCTCTACTATTTGAGTCTTAGGAGAGTTTTTTCCAAACTCTAAATAATATACACCTGTAAAGTTATGTCCATGAACGTGCCAACCATGTGTATCTCCTTTACCATATTGTTGAAACCACAACTCAAAAATTTGTATTTTAGATAAACCTATCTTTTTTACTTCTTCTGTAAAATGTTTTTGTAAATGAGGACCTACTAATTTAACCCACTCCCTTTCTGTATCATGTCTTCTGTTCCAATCTACTCTTGAAATGCTATCCGTAAAATAATCATCATCTTGTTTTAAAGAACCTGATTTTTGTTTATTTATTAACTCTAATAATTCTTTCTTTATTTTAGAGTTTTCTTTAAGTTTATTTTTTAAGATAGGAAAGTTAAAAGGTATCATTTTCTAAACCAAGGCGGCAGTCCTAAATGTGGACGTTTATCATATATATTTTTTTTAGCTCCCGGTGTTTTAATATTATTATAGTGTAAAAAAACTTGAACACATTCATTACCTGTAAATGGTTTTCTCCAATGTTCTAATTCACATCCTCTATAAACTAACATGTCTCCTTGTTTTAAATCTACTTTAATACCTTTTTTATCCGTCTTTCCTGATGGTTCTAAATAAATTGGCCAAGGGTCACCACCAAGATTCATAGTAGTAGATATCTCACAGCTAAATCTATCTTTATGTCTTTTTAATTCATCGCCCGGTTTATATATTCTAGCATAAGTATAAGCTGGATATAATTTTAATCCTGTTACTTTTTCCATATCTGGCTGACATTTTAACATTAAAGTTTCCATAGCAATGTTGGCATATTGAGAATATGTGTTTGGTATTTGTGTATCACTATAGTCTCCTAACATAATTTCAAAAGGCGATATGTATTTTGCTTTTATACAGGTATCATAAACTTGTTTTTGCATATAAAAATAATTTGCAATAAAAGCTGCTAAATCTTTTGATATTGCTTGTTTAATAACTGCGTATTTATTTTTTTTAAAACTCATATTACGTCAAAGGCTATTGTATATCTTTTTATTTTTTTAGAAGTAAGAGGTATTGAGTGTTTCTGTAAGTTATTAAACTGCAATAAACTATTCTCTACTCCTTTTGTATGTTTTATTACATCATAAAATTCTGAAGATTCAAGAAAAATAGTGCCATCCCCTGTTGGGTTATGTAAATAATAAACAAATGAATATTTACAATCAGGATGATTGTGCCAACATATTATATTTCCTACAGAACACACACCCCAACATTTATGTATTTGATATGGTTTTATATATTTTTGTACTGACTCTACAAAAGGTTTCATTTCAGATCTTAAGTGCATATTATTTGGTGTTTGTAAACAAGGATAACTTCCACCTAAATCCTCTACCTCTTCTTTAATAAATTTAAAAATTTTTTTCTTATCTTTTTCTTTTAAGATGTTTTTATATATTTTCATATAAGCCTATACCATCCTGTAGCTATTATCTTTTCTTTATTAACTATCTGACCTTTGTGAGTATGTGTCCAGTCTGGTGGCCAAATTATAGTCAAACCTTTTACTGCGGGTGTAGTTAAGTTTTGATATTTAAAATGAGTCCCTCCATTTTCTACAGTATTTAAATATGTCATAAAAACTAAAACTCTATACATGTTAGCTTGTTCTCCTCTTTCATAATGCCATTTTTTAAAACCACCATTTTTGGGATACCATTGAATATTAAAATTTTCTATATCAAATCTAGGGAGCCAATTTATTTCAGGAAACTCTTTTACATATAAATTTAAAGCTTCTTGTAAAAAATATCTATATGCACCAACACCTTTTTCAAAGTTATCGTATTGTACATCTAAATCTATTGACTCTTTATTTTGATTATCAACTGTTTCTTTTCCCATGTCTAAACAAGTTCCTTTATTAGTTAAATGTTTATTTTTGTTAAAATAATTAATCATCCCATCACAAACTTCTTCTGGCATATACCACCCTCTAATAAAACTATCTTTAGGAAACTCGTGCTTTTTCATCTACAGCTCCTACTAAAATTTGTTTATCTTTGTTAGACATCTCTGCTCTATGTAATACATTGGAATCAAAAAAAATTAATTTACCTAATTCAGGAGTTACTCTTTTGTTTACAGGTTCTTTAAAAATAGTGTCCCCATCAGAGTCATTTAAATATAATATAAAAGAATACTTTTCTGTTTTTTCATGATTATGTTCTGTTTGATATCCATTTTTATAATATCTAATATAGTGTATCCAAAATATTTTTTTGTAAAAATTATCAAAAGGTAATATTTTTTTTAACATATCCTGATTAAAAATACTTACTATGTTAGGTGTTTGAAAACCATTTTTAGTGTGAGAAATGTCACTAATATTTTTATAGTCATGTTTTTGTAATATAGATATAATCTCTTTAACTGTTTTTTTAGGTATATTTATTTCTTTAAACAAGGTTTCCACTCACTATTAATCTGTTATTATTTTTATTAGGTCTTACTTCATGTGGCATATATCCAGGAAATAATAATAATGTGCCTGGTATAAATTCAAAATCTTTAGGTTTGTTTATATCTACATAAGGATAACCCACATCATAAAAAGATATAGGAGAAGAATTTTTATCACCTTCAATAAACCAAACAAATGATTTGTGTTTAGGGTGATGTGTGTGAATTGAATGATGACCATATTTTAAATATCGTTGAACCCAACAATGATTTAATTTTAAATTAAAATGTTTTAAAATAGGATCTAATTTTTCAATTACTAACTTATCTAAACTTTCATGTATATCATAGAAAGACGTATGATTCATTCCTGGAATTTTTTCGTCATCTTTAAGTTTAATTTTTTTAATTAATTTTTTACTTGCAGCATCTACTTTAATATAATCTTGAAATATGGTGTATGTAAAAGAATGACTAAGCATTTTTTGCCATTCCTTTTGGCACAGCTTGTATGTTCCAATGTATAAATCTAAAAGGTTCTATGCCATAATCCACAGTAAATTCATGTTCTAAATAACCTGGAAACATTATTAATACTCCTGGTTTTACTTTAAACTGAACTAATTCAGTTCCGTATGTAACATCCGATTGTTTTTTTACTTTTAACTTAGTAGCTCGAGCTCCTGTTCTTGGTTCATGAAAGACAGGATACGATGTTTTATCACTAGCTTTTAAAAAATAAAAACCCGATACATGTTGATTCCAATGTATATGTGCAGAGTGATTGCCACCACCTTTTTTAGCAAACTCTTGCACCCACATTTCACTAAACATTGTTTGGTATTCTGACATATCATAACCTTGCCAGTTTAAAAACTCCCACGATTTTTGACCAATGTAATTTCTTAGATCTAAAAAATCATTATCTAATGTAAGAGGAGTTGAATGATAAGATGTTCCAAAATCACCGTGTTTTTTTATATGGTCTTTTTGTCTAGCCTTAGCTTGTTTAATATATTTATCAGAGGCTTTGTTTAAACTTTTTACAAACTCTGGTTTGTATTCTGTGCATATTGGTGTTTTAAAATATTCGTTTACTTCCATGGTTGTCCAAGATTCCACATAACTAATGAATATCTTGTCCCTGCAGTTACTGGTTTTACTCTGTGCCACACATGACTTGGAAATACAATAATAGATCCTTTGGGTAATATTTCTTTACATTGCACTCTATGTATAGATTCATCTCTCATGTTTGGTTCATAATTTCTAAAATCAAATTCCAGCTCTCCACCACTATATTCTGAACCATCTGTTAGTTGACATGTCATAGAAATTTTTCTTATTTTACCTTTAGTATTTCCTTTTTCGTATGGTTGATTCCAACTGTCACAATGCCAATCGTAATATTGATTAAGTTTATATTTTGTAAATTGTATTTGTTCACTAAAATCCCATTCAAAATTCCAACCAGCCTCTTCATTAGCAGCTTTAATATACGGATGTAATTCTTTATATATCCAGGTTTCATCCAACCATACTAAATCTGATTTTCTTTTTCTTTGCATATTAAATATTTCATCTTTAGATAATTTTTCTTTGTCATAACCACCTGTTCTTGCCATAGACTCAGATTTAGATAATGAATATTTAATTATGTCATCACATAATTTAGGTGGCAATGCAGATGTAAAATACCAATAATAATTTTTTAAGTTCATATAAAAGTAAATACTCCTATTCGTCTTAGCTGATCGTGTTTACAAAACCCAAAGCTATGAAAATGTAATCCATCACACATCATAACTTTACCTTTTTCAGGTTTGATTCTTTTTAACACTTTAAGTTTTTTTACTCTAGGCGACTCAATGTCTATGACTACTTTACCTTTGGTATATTTTTTATCAAAGATTATAGTGTCTCCTGAAGTATCTTCTAAATATATTATAAGCAATTTATGTTTAAATGTAAAATCTACGTGAGGGCAAACAAAAGAATATTTACTATTAGACATACTAAAATTAAGAGCAGCTCTTGTAAATCTAGTAAAAGAAACATTATGTTGTTTGCAAAACCTTTTAATTATTCCTTCAAAGAGATAATAATACTTAGAGTTAGGCACTGGTTCTTCACCATTATCACATCTTTTAACTAGAGTGTGGGTTACCATAGGAAATATTCTACGCCCTAAATAACTATCAAAATGATACCACGGAAAAGTATTTTGTAAAATTTCATTGTCAATAATTTTAAGTTCTTCTTTGTTTAGGAAGTTTTTAGATATATTCATAACTTATGAATTGAACAAAATTTATTAATTCTTTCTGATTATTTTCTATACGATAATAATTATTTGCTGGAAACATTATAAATTTGTTATGTGTTAATGACATATCCCAACTTCTGCCTTTTCTTCTATTATCATCATAGTAAATTTTAACATTACAATCTACGGCGTTAACACCATATAACAAAATAAAATCAGGAGAGTTTCTTAAATCTACAGGATCTACCTCTGTTTTAAAATCTGTCTTATCATTAGGAAGATACATATTACCCCAAGTTTTTTTATTAATTAATGTTAAATTATGTTTAACACGTATGTGCTCTATAATGTATTTATTGAGTCTATCCCAAGTTGTAGAAAATGGCATGTCTTGTCCAGTATAAGAACTTTTAAAAATGTCTTGAGATAATATAAAAGGATCTATATCATAACCTTTAGGCATCTTAACGTCGCCAAAATATATCGCTTGTTCACTTAATACTTTCTTTTGCATATCTATATATGTTTTTAAAACTTATATGTTATGCTTGTAAATCTGTCAATACCCAACCAGTTGTATTATCTGCTTGGTAAGCAGACTCGTCCCATGTGTATTCCCAAAAATTAGTAACAGCCTCGTTTTGTGCTTGTTGTTCTGCTGTTAATGCAGGAGGATCACCTAAAGGTGATTTCCAAGATGCAGTTGCAATATCTTTTGTCCAAGATGCATAAGGTTTTTTTGGCCAAAAGATTTGATTATCTTCGTCCCAAGTATGACCTATACATGCATAATTTCCTCTATAAGGTGTGCCACCTAATCTGTGTGTATTTTCAATTGTATTATATGAAGTTTTTTTCCAAAGTTGTTGTGGCCAGCCATGACATCTTTCTAACCAGTATTGACCTTCAGCTTCAGTTTCAACACCATCTTTATTTGTAGTGTGTTCATCAGCAACAACATGAACGTTTAAAACTATATTCTCTTCTGATATTTTTGCAAAGTGTGCCATAATTAATTTTGAAATTTATACCTTACTACAACGATTCCACTACCACCGTTGACTCCAGTACTAGAAGGTAGTCCTCTTCCACCTCCGCCGCCACCAGTATTAGTTGTTCCAGCCGTTCCCGCAATAGGAGAGTTTTGTCTGTTTCCACCTCGGCCTCCGCCTCCGTTTCCACCAGGTCCACCTGGATCTCCTGTAAGGTCAGCGCCTCCGCCACCTCCACCAGAGTATTGAAAACAATTAGCACCTTTACCAGAAGATGCTGAGTTTGGAACAATATTAACCTGAGCGCCATTTCCTGCAGTTTTACCACTAGCATTTCCAGAAGCTCCTCCACCACCAGCACCAGTTAAGTTTGGCCCTGTTCCTCCATTATTACCTTGTGGGGGACTCACTGGGGGAGTATTACCTGCACCCGGGTTGTTATTTAATCTTCCTGCGCCACCGCCGGAACCACCAGCTCCGCCACCGCCGCTACATTGATTACCACCGCCACCACCAGCAGATGTTATTGATGCAAAAGATGAACTTCCTCCTTGAGCACCACCTGGATTTGGAGTTGATCCTCCACCACCGCCAGCAGCACCGACAACGATTGGCATTGTCCCTACTGATACAGCTTGTCCTGCAACACAACCACCTAATGGGTTTGGTACGGTATAACAACCAGAGGCTGTTCCAGAAGATATTCTAAATCCTCCTCCACCGCCTCCGCCGCCGGTTCCTTGTGCTCCGCCGCCGCCTCCAGCTACAACTAAATAGTCTGCTGCGTTTGAACCTGATGCACTTCCTTTAGAAGTTACACAAAGGTTTCCGTCTCCTGTAAAAATGTGAATTTTATGATCTCCGTCAGTAACAGTTTCGTTACCACCTGTTGCTTCGATGTAAGCTGGTCCCGAACTACCTCCTCCGAAACCTAATACTCTATATCCAAAACCTGCCATTTATTCTCCTTATGCGTCGTTAGCAGCATTTGTAGTAAAGAATAATTTAATTCCAAGCAATCTAGCATCTGCGTTTAAACTATCCGCTGATACATCTCTTGATATTTGAAAGAACACCTGTTCATTTGCGCCAGGTGATCCTGCAATAGTTACTGCTCCACTTACTGATGCTACATCTAAATCGTTTGATGTTCCACTATGTGCTTTTGCTGTTGCAACAACTTGTGTTCCAAAAGCTGTATTAATATCATCGTTGTCAGCGAAAGATACACCAGATAATCCCCATGCAGCTGTTCCTGTATCTGTAGATGTCGCTGTGAAAAAAGCTTGAAAAGTTACTGTGCCTGCATTCCATGATTTAGGAAATGCTACAGTAAATTGTGCAAACTCATCTGAATCTTTGTCAAAGTCTAAAACTTTTATTTCAGGACCATTTGATAATTCTACTTGTGCAGCTTCTGCACCATTTGTAGTATTAGGATACATTGCAAGAGCTGGTATCCAAATAGTTTCTGCACCAGCAATTTTAATTGCACCTGTATTGTCACCAGCATCTACTGCTTTAGCAACTCCAGTTCCATTAGGAGCTATGGTTATGTCTCCATTAGCTGCATCTGTAATAGTAATTGTACCTGAATCAGTTCCTGAGTTTGTATCTAAAACAAGATCATGTGCACCAGATGTTGTAATTCCTGCTGCAGCTGCCCCTGTACCAAATACAGTTTCTCCAGATCCTTTTGGTACAATAGCAATATCAATATTTGTATCCCCACCTGTTGCAGATAAAGTTGGATCATTTCCTGTAGCAGCGTTTGCTATCGTAAATTCATTAACTGCAGAACTAGTTGCTGTAAGTTTAGTTAACTCGTTTCCATTTGTATCATTAATTGCAGTTCCTATTTTTGGAGAGGTTAAAGTTTTGTTTGTTAAAGTGTCAGTAGATGAAGCACTTATAAATCCACAATCATCAATATCTGGATTTGTTCCATCATTAGCAGTAGCATAAACTAATTTTACTGCGCCTGGAGCAACAGTTACACTATCTCCTGATCCTGTAACATATTTGAATACTACGTTTTGTGATCCACTTGTTGAATTTTTTAAAATATAAGCTTGTTGAACATCAATTGGAATAGTAACATTTCTCGATGATGTTAGAGAACCAGTAAACTCAATAATTCTGTGCGCAAGAGTTGCACCAGTCCCACCATCAGTTACAGATAAATCTGTATCTCCAGAATCAGAAACAGCTTGTGTTGTGAAACCACCAGTAATTTGTTCAACTAGTTGTAAATTTGTATTTGTCTTTGTTCCCCATGTACCGGCATTTTCTCCGGTTGCTTGAAGTTCTACACCTAAAGGTGAAAATGTTGATGCCATATTTTTTTTCTCCTATGCTACGTTACTATATGTTGTATTAGATCCTGTGTCAATAGCTTGATATGCTTGAATTCCAAATCCTGTAGAAACACCAAATCCTGCTACAGAAACAGTTGAAGATACCCCTGTTAATCCCATTACATCCGCAGGTGTTAATGCACCTGTGGATGTTGTACTAGCCACACCATTAAAACTTACCGTCATTTGATCTAAAGATATTGATCCTACAGATGACGTTGCTTCAACACCTGTCGTTGGTACAAATTCTACAATACCTGCTATTAGATCACCAATCGTTGAGGTTGCTTGTTGACCTGTTGGAACAACTATAGAAGTTAAATCAAATGTTACAGAACCAACTGATCCAGTTGCTTCTTGACCAGATAATCCAACTAACATTTGATCTAAAGATATTGATCCTACAGATGATGTTGCTTCAACACCAACAACTTGTTCTGGAATATCAAACTGAGGAGGAACTGCTGAAGTTATTTGTACGCCTGTTAATCCCATTACATCCGCAGGATTAACGGTAAACATACCCCAACCATTTTCACCATAAGATGCATTACTCCAACCATTAGCACCTGAGTTTGATGTAATTTCTACACCATCTAATACTTGAACCACACCATTGAAACCCCAAGCTTCAAATCCCCAAGTATCACCGCCCCAACCTGATTCTGGAAATGCAGTAAGTTCTCCAACAGAGGAAGTTATTTCTTGACCAGTAGGAACTATAATAGAACCATTGAAACCCCAAGATTCAAAATTCCAAGTATCACCGCCCCAACCTGATTCTGGAAATGCAACAGCATCTCCTAAAGAAGATGTTATTGAAAATCCATCTACAGCTATAACAGGACTATTACTTTCTCCCCAAGGCTCTTGGCCCCATTCAGCTCTACCCCAACCTTGTTCGGCTGATGCAATTAATTCACCTAAAGATGAAGTTATAGATTGACCTGTTAAAGCTACTACTTCGTCGTTAACTTGGCCCCAAGAACCACCAAGATTCCATGTGTCACCGCCCCAACCACTTGTTATAGCTTCAGTTGTTCCCCAACGACCGGTGCTCCAGGTTGTGCCTGATTGGTTCCAAGTATTGGCCATAAGGATGACCTCCTTATGCTAGTCTAATGATAGCGTTCGATGCGTCTGCTGCAGGGAATTGAATTGTAAAAGTTCCACTAGATACGGTTTTATCTCCACCAAATGCAATGATAGCACACGCAGGATTACCTGATGCAGAACTATTATATATCATGGCACCATTTGCTGTAAAAGATGCACTTGTAAAACTAACATCGTTAAAATCACAAACAGCTGTTGTGCTTGATGCAACGGGATCAATATTTGTAAGTGTTTCTCCTCCAGAACTATATGCAGATCCAGATGTGTTTGTTATTTCGTTAGTTGTTGCGAAAGCTGTTGTTGCAGCTCCTAATGATGCAGAGCTAGTAAATAATGCGATTTTAAATGTATTACCGCCTGACGCTGAAAAATTGTGAACCCCTTTTAAAAGTTCAACTTTAAAACTTGTGCATACTGCAGATGTTATAGCCATAATTTAATCTCCTACGGGTTTCCC